CTTCAACTTATTAATATGGGCCCTAATCTCTTCAACGCTCCCAAACTGCGCTAGATCTATGTGAACCCTCTTGCTTGCCGCGCGCCCCTTGCGTGGGCCTATTAGTTTAGTTACAGTTGCCGGGCGCTTGACTGGATGTGCGTTTATGAGATTGGCCGTTAAATGGGCGTCGCGCTCATACGCGTCCCTCGTGCCTTCATTGTATGCCTCAATTGCCAAGCTCAATTCAAATGGGGTGATCTCCCAAAACTGGGTTAATGTAAAGCCACAACGGAACGCTACGCTAAGAGCTTCCGAGTAGTCTAGCCCTCTTGGGGAAGATTCGTAGGGTCCGAGTCGCTATCCTCCTCTCCTAGCTCCTCAGGCTCTTTGCCTGTTAAGGCCACCGTCAGAACACGATTCAACGCAGGAAGATAGCTCTCTACCATCTTAGTGGGATCTTCATCAAGCCACTTCAAAAGCGTATCCTTAGAAACCTGCCTTTGTCCGTGGTGGTTAAGACTCTGCAAGAGCGTTTCAATCAACACACTGAAAGACGGACCTGGTGGGCTCATCAAGGCCTGAATAGGCGCGTTACCAAATGCAGCCTCAATGCGTGCGATAGCTCCATAACCAAGTCGCAATGTGCGGGTTTGCCCACCAATCTCGATTGACGTAAACGGATTCGACATGACACATCCCTGTAACTGCACCCCTAAGATAGAAGCCCGGGGGGTGGGGGATGCGGGCACCCCCCGGGCAGATTGCGCGCTACCTGCGCGCGAGCTTTAGGCCTGCGTCTGATAGGTAACGGTGCCGCTGCTGGCTGCATCAAAGCTCAGCTCTAGCAAGCCGCCAACCTCACCATCAATGCTGCCAGTCGGGTTGCCTTGGAAAATGTATTCCTTGTCCGTCCCGACGTCATCGCCCAACGGGCGCCAACGAAAATAGATCTGAGTCTGTGCGTTGATTGACGTTAGAAGGATTGTTTGCCCGGCGTCGGCCTCATCATAGTTGCACGACCCTGAGATCGTGACTTGTTGAAGTACCGCAACCTCGGACTTATAACCGCTGTCGTCATAGGACGTAGAGTCGGCCATATCCTTGTCGAGCGCCAGATTGCAGCTTTTCAGCTCGCCTACATCCGTGTAGGCCGATCCGTTAGTGCTGACTGCCAGCTTGCCTAGTCTTGCCTTGTTCTCGGCCATGATTCCTTACCTCCAATTAGCAGGCCGAATTACGGCCAGATACATGTTGGCATCCTCATCAACGCCAATGTCTATATGGACTCTGCCAACGTCAGAGCCCGCTTGATTGAAAGCCTCGGGAGCAAAGAACCCCATAGCGGAATTCTCACCCGCGCCTGTAGAGATCGTGACGTCATTGACGCGGCCATATCGATCGGCGATGCTGTCGATCACAATGTCGTGCGACGAGCCGTCGCCGTTCTTCACCAGCAGTACTTCGCCTCCCGTATTCAGAAAGTAGTGATCGTTCGTCGCACTGGCAGCCGTCCAAGTAAGATCCTCTAGCTCCGAAGCCAGAGTAATCGCTTGCACACTAAGTTCAGTCCGCGCCATTGTCTACCTCGCTGTCCTTTTGAGCCAACAGCTCTTCCACCATTGGATCTTCGATGCACTCCACAAAGATCGGGGGCGGCGGATTCAATGGGTCAATCGCGTAACCTTGATCGATCAAACCCCGCGCCTTTTTCCGATCCATCTTGTATTCTCCATCCACTGGATATCTAACCCAGCCGATCATTGGTACGTGCTCCCGATACTCTTTGACAAACACAACCTGCATCCTCAATGCCACGTCCCTACTCCTTAATCATGCCTTCTACGTTAAAGGTCCAACGGTGCCGACTTTGCTCGTCGACTCCTATATAATTTGGGGCGCTTTCCCGCACTTCGAACGATATCCAGCCGCTTGGGTCGGATTTATGTAGGGCGTCCAAACAATTTTCGGCCAAGGCGTAGCCGGCCTGGTTGTTATTGAACTGAGCGCGAATCGTTACGAGCGCCGTCTTAGACTTGACCGTAGGGCCGCTCCCTCCGTCAATATAATCCTGCGGGGCGGGGCCTCCCGTAGCTGTAACAAACACGCAATCGTCGGGTACTCCACCAACGTCTAACGGCGGTCCTCTGAACAAATTCGTTGCGTCCGTCAAGCTGAGGCCCGCAGCCCCTAGAACAGACACAACTTGCGAGTCAATGCGCGTTGCCATCTAACCACACCTTAGCGTTTCTTCTCAGATGATCCACTATCCGCATCGGGCCCTTTTGCAATGGGCGAAACCCCGAAACCCCCACCGCTTTTCTTCAGTGCGCGGACCCTCTTAGCCAAGCGCGACGCCCAGCCTTGCGAAGCCGCATTAAACGGCTTTTCAAGATACTTCGCTTGCCGCCCGTCTCTATGCCGCCAAGTTAGCTCCTCATGCTGTCGTAGCGCGTAGGCCTTGCCATAACCGATCTCGACTTGAATGCGTCCAAGCCTTTTCTCGGGTGGAGCTACGTAGGCGCTATTCTCGAGAGGCCCGTACTCGTGCGGCACAATCTTTTGCGACTCGCTAATGATAGCCACGCCCTCTTGATACAAGGCCCCACCCAAGGCGCGTTCGTGAGCCTTTTTCTCTCGCGCAATGGCGGCCTTCATTGCACGCACGCCTTCAAGCTTCGCATTCATTCGAAGTAAACCACGTACAAAGTTGTCTTTGTGTCGCGAGTAGTAGCATTCAAAACGCGGATCGGCTGGCGTCCCTCGCTCCCGGTGCTATCTCCCGGAAGCCAAAACGATTGCGAGTTAGTGACCACCTGATCCGTAGTAAACCACTTAGTGCTGACACGCTCCTCGCCTTGCGTACCTCGGATCAAGCGCGTACCGCCTTCTACTCGAGCCTTTATCGTCGACTGTTGTCCATACGAGCGTGCTCCGTAGCCGTCAATAGATGACTGCGACGCGACCGTAACGGTGTCGACAAACCAACCCGCTAGGTTCATATCACAAGCCTGCGGTATGGGGAGAGCATAGCTTCAACCTGTGGAGGCAGTCCGCTCGCTGTAGGGGCTGCGTAGGTTACAGCTGCGCTCATGAGCTTTTCGCTTGTAACTCTGGGGTCGGCCCCAAGCGCGTGGTAGTATGCAGCCACGAGCTTGCGGCAAGCCAACTCGAGATCATAGGGCAGCGTGCGCGTGTCGTACGGGTCTCCCTCATCAGCCTGGGCTGGGGTAACGTAGCCTCCCGTATACGATACCGCGTACATGTGCCGCTCGGTACCGCCAACCCCGCGCCACTCTGCCCCCATCACATTGGCTGCGGTCCAATGCCAGGCATTCCATTTATTGCGAATGATTCCCGCATCCGCATCAAGTACTTCATAGCCATCCGAGGCTACAGAACCACCGTCGTAAGTGATAGTGATATCCTCGCTCGTATCTATGGGGGTGCGGGCTACGAGCAACTCCATAGCCCCATAGCCCGCCACACCCTCACTAGATACTTCGGCCTTGTAGAAACTGCGGTTACAATACTTTTCGATTGCGTCGCTAGCCGCGTTTACCAAGTCCGAAATATCGGTTGATATTCCTAAATCTGCCTGAACCTTAGCAAGCGTGGTTAGCGCGTTAGTCGCGAGCGCCATAACGCGCCTCCCTCACTTTAGGACTTTCGGCCCTTCTCAACTGCTACGCGCTTCTGAAGCGGCTCCGCATACTTCGCCAAACCCTTGGCAATAAGCTTTTCCGCTATGTCTTTCGACACTCCAACGCGTTCGTCCTTTGCGTACGGGGGACAATGATCCACCATCACAACGATCTTTTCAGCTGCCATCCCTCTTAGTCCTTTCCTTGTGCTACAGCTCAGATTGCGGCAAAGCGTCGCAGCCACCAAGGTGTGCGACCACCGCAACGATCGCGGTGTCCGTACCGCTATGGCTTAGATCCGGCGTAGCGTTGAAACGTACATAGCGCTCTTTGCCGCGCAGATCCACGTGGTGCTTGATGATGAAGGTCTCATTAGACCCACTACCAGCGTCGCCCGTAGCTTCGATGGTCGATGCCTGCAAGGCAACCGCACTACCGTCAACGGAAACTCCATCACTGGAGTCTTCAACCTCAGTGGCCACGCTCAGAGTTTTGGCAGCGGTCAAAGCAGCCGCTCCAAACACCGTAACAATGGCGAAGTCAAAACCTTGGCGGTCAATCCAAGCGCCAGTGACTTCAGTATTGTCGCCAGTGCCCGCAGCCGTAATGGCAATCGGCGCACCCGCATCGTTAGTTACGCCGCAATAGACGCCCTTCATAAGGTCGCCACTCGTGATTCGTCTAGCAAGGCTCATTTTCTTTGCTCCTAAAGGGCCCCTAGAGTCTCGCCCTAGGGGCCGCTTTGTTTCAGTGGTTAGCTAACAGTTGGGGCCCAATCAACCGACTGGATGATCGAAAGCTCGTTACCTGCCTGACCCACAGTGAAGTCAGTGCGGCGGGCAAGCTTAACGACTGTTTCATCTCGGCTAAGGCCCGAGACAACAGCAGAGCTAGTGCTGTTGTAGTAAGCAGCGCCATCCACAACCATGGCTTCAACTTCGCCAGTGTCGCCGATATAGGTGCTAGCCCAGTCGCCGAAATAGACCTCAGACTCATCGCCAGTGCCCGCCTCGGACGTGTCAAGATTGATCGGGATCTGCGTCGACGTCTCGAACGGGAAGCCGAACAAACGACCCCCATTCATTTGTTCAAGGAAGTAGGGAATCCCGTTTGAATTGAGAATAGTACGCAAGGTCCACTCAATGCGAGGATGGAACGCCCAACCGCCGCGCTCAAAAGCCACGTTCTGGCCAGCGCACAAGTAGATCGCCTTGCCAAGATCCTTGAAGATCTCAGTAGCGGTTGAATCTGAGCCTGCCTGAGCCCGGTTGAATTTGTTCGCCGAAGCGGCGTGATAGAGCGCGCCCTTAGGCGAGTGGACTGAACCCGCACCACGAAGGAACGCCAGATCCTCAGCAAGCGAACTGGACTGCTCAGCCTTTTTCTGGACCCACTGCAGGGCCTTGCCCGAGGTATCTTTGAGAAGCTCATTCGGGATTGGGACGATCGTAACGAGCTTCTTAGCCGCCAAGCTCACACCGCGTTGGGTGGGATTGCTTGACGCGGCATTCTCAGCCTCACCAACCCAGCTAGAAGTGGGCAAGGCGTTGTCGGCGCTCATAGTGAGCGCGCCGCTAGGCATGGGCATTTGCTCAGCCCCGAGCTTACGCACGACGCTATTAGCGTACAGACCTTCGATGTGCTCACCGAATTCAACGGGAACCATCAAGCCGCCACCCGCAACATTGGCAGTGCTAAGTGCCTTGTGCGCCGAAACAAAACCAGCCTTCTGAGCGTAGGCCGCTGCATCGGCGTAGCCGTTACGGCCACCCTTAGCCAGTGCGAAAATAAACTCAGCAGCCTTGCGGCCACTGGACTTGCGAGCCTCGGCATCAGCATCGCCCTGAGAGGCGAAGGCCTTAGCCAGTTTGGCGTCAAGCTGAGAAACGCTTTTTTCCTCTTGCGCCGCAAGGGCCGCCTCAATGACGTCTTTGACTTCGGGGCCGATGTGACTTCTCATGAAGTCGAGCAACTGCTCTTTGTTGGTAGGGAGCTTGTCAGACATTTTCGTTCTTCCTCTTAGTCGATGGCACCGCTATGGTAGCGGATGCTCTCTTTCACAACTTCGCTCAAGCACTCACGTAGTGCACTGAGCGCATCCTCTGCGCTAACCTCTGACTCCACCGAGTCCTTTTCCTCGGGCTCGTCTTCACCGATGATCTTCATCAAGTCCAACTCGGGCGACTCATCATCAGAATCTGATTGATCCTTTACCGCGTTGGGCTCCTCATCGGGGTTAGCTTTCAATGCTTCTAGCTCAGCCTCTAGTGCTGCGTTCCTCGCCTTCAGAACCTCCAGCTCACTGAGAGGCTCAGGCACTTGAACCTGCGTTACATCGCGCACAATCTGCCAAAGCTTTTCGGCCTTGGGTCGTGCAATGATGGCTTGGCTTTCCGAGCCTTCGTCTAGAACACTCTCGAGCCAGCCGCCAAGCGGATTAAGGTCGATGCCTTTGCTACGCGCTTCGGCCAAGGCGTTGGGGTTGCTCGGCACGGGCACCACGCTCCACTCGAGCAACTCTTGACGCTCAAAATCCAAGGGGCGAAATCCTGGGCGCTCCTCATTCTCGGAATACTTCAAAGGCTTGAAGCCCACGCTTGCCGATCGTACGTAACCCTCGTTAACCATACGATAGACCATGAACGCAAACGGGTTCATATCCTCAGGCATGAATTGCGCCCGAGACTTCAAAGCACTGCCTTCAACCCAAGTAGCGATCGGCGTAGCAACCGGCTTGTCGTAATCATGACCCCAAAGAACAGTACCGCC